CACCGCTACAAAACTGGAGGATAGGAGGTTTGCGATGGATGTTCTCAACATGCACCGTTTATTCTACCTTCCTTCCGACAAAAGTACTAAGACCATTACAGATCCTAGTGCTAATGTCTGGCACGATAAGACTGAATGACGAAACTTCCTTACCTTTTGAGTAAGAAAATTTCGGACACCCAATTTGGACTGATCTGAGAAACTGTTGGGGTGGGGCACAACAAAGCAAGGGCCTAATGGTCCTTCTCTGATGTGTGCTCACCTTGATAGTACGGCACTTTGGTCTTCTGAAGACACATCTACTTCTTACAGTAAATGGTGTAATCTTACTGGCCAAAGCCAACTATTAGTTCATTCTAAACAACTAATAGATGAAGCCGCCTCAGTTAAGCATAAACGTGAGCTTAACACTTCCAAGCTAAGTTTCCTTAGTGAGGCAAGTGGTAAGACACGTGTTATCGCTATAGCAGACTACTGGACCCAAGTATCTTTGCTAAGCCTACATGTGTGGGCGATGCAAAGCTTGAAACAACTAAATGAAACGGATTGTACTTACAATCATGAACGTGGTGTTACCCTATTAAAGGAAGACACTCGTTTAGGATGTAAGGATATCTTTTCTTTAGATCTTTCAAGCGCAACTGATAGATTCCCTGTATCTCTACAGGAAGATCTATTAGCTGAGGTACTTGGACAGGAGAAAGCATCAGCCTGACGTAATATTATGGTCAAGCGAGATTTCTTTGTACCAGGGACCACCCAAACGGTGAGATATGCTTGCGGACAGCCCATGGGTTTATTAAGCTCATGAGCTATCTTCAGTCTAACCCACCACGCCATCGTCGAGTATGCAGCTTTCAAAGAAGGCTTCCCAGCTTTCAGAGATTACTACATGCTAGGCGATGACGTTGTGATCCTTGATACAAAGGTTGCAGATCGGTATTTAAAACTTATGAAGGAAATTGGTGTAGAAATATCTATGCCAAAGTCTTTTGTAAGCCTGGCTAAGGACCAAAATCATATATCAGAATTCGCTAAGCGTATAATGATAAATGGTGTTGACCTGAGCCCAATACCTACGAAGCTCCTTAGTGAAGCGATGGAAGACATCTTCATGTTCCCATCATTCATTAAGAAACTCCGCGACTTAGACAGGGGTCTAACCCCTAGACAAGAGACCCGTATTTGTAGTAGCCTATACGGTTATATACCGAAGGCTATTACCCTGATTATGACAGCTCCAAAGGATGTTACTGGGGTAGAGCCCTGAGACACAAGTGTTTTAGAGCCCTACCTTAAGTACAAGTCCGCTAGATCGGCGCCCATTGAAGGGTTTACCTTTCCGACCGGACACGATCCTTTGGTTGTCAAACAAACTTGAATGGAGGTTCGGATTGAACATCTACTCAAGACTCAGGAACGTCAGGTAATATGTTTCATGAAGACAATGGACGCCCCAGAAGGGGTGTTCACTCATCTCATGAAGATATTTCCTAAACGGGGTGTACCTATCTCTCATTCGGTACTGAAGAGGGAAGTTGGCAACGCGCTACAGATGCACCCTCTAGTTAACAAGGTACAACATCTTCATTGGACTTTCTGATCCGTTGAAGAAGAATTACGTGCCGAGCTAGC